ATTATGGCGGTTGCAATTGAACCTGATGTTGAGCAAAAAGCAGAGGAGCAAATCCACCACTCGGAAATGATGTGCGATTCTGCGGCGATAGTTTTAGAGGAAATCAGGGCGGTTAACGATAGTCTATTAATTGAAAAATATTTCTATGAAAATAAGTGAAATTTTCAAAGGGGATAAAGGCGAATTTTCATCCAAGAGGTTTGTGGGTATTTTTGGCGCTTTGGTGCTTTTTGGTTCTTTGGTTTACTACAATACTGATCCTTTGGTTGAAGCGGTGGAGTTCATCACAATTTTCTCGCTTGGTTACACGGTTATAGACAAATACACCAATGGCAAGCAAGGATCCTAGAATAGAAAGAGCTGGAGTAAGCGGCTTTAACAAGCCCAAGAAAACTCCTGGACACCCAACAAAGTCTCATATTGTTGTGGCTAAGGAAGGTGAAAAAATTAAGACGATACGTTTTGGACAGCAGAATGTAAAGACTAACCAGACGGTAGGACAGCGCGAAGCGTTCAAATCTCGTCACGCTAAAAACATTTCTAAAGGTAAGATGTCTGCTGCGTTTTGGGCAGATAAAGTAAAGTGGAGTCCAAGCAAGACCGCATCTCCAAGTAAAAAGTGGAAGAAGGGATGAAAGACGCGTGCTACAAAAAAGTAAAGGCACAGTACAACGTGTTCCCTAGCGCTAGGGCGTCTCAGGCAATAGCAAAGTGCAGAAAGTCTTCCGGCAACGTAAAGAAGACAGAGAAGGGCGCCAGCCTTAAGCGGTGGGAAAGTGAAAAGTGGCAGGACACTAAGTCTGGCAAGGCTTGTGGAGCTGGAGGAAAGAATGAATACTGTAGGCCAACTAAGAGGGTCAGTTCAAAGACTCCGGTCACAAAGTCTGAAATGTCAAGCTCTCAGCTATCAAAAAAGAAGGCAGAGAAATCTGCTGTAGGAATGGGTAACAAAGTAAAACCAGTAAAGAAAAAATAATGGCTAAAAAAGAAAAACCATCAACCAGTTCTTGGTCTCCAAAGCCGTCAATAAAAAGACCGGGTGTTCACGCAAAGTCAAAGTCTAGTAAGCTAAAGTCTAGCAAGAACTACACAAAAAAGAGTAGGGGCCAGGGATAACAAAAATATATTATCTTTGTACCATGAGCTATCAAAAACTCCAGGCTGGCCGCGCGGCAGCAGTTACGCCATCAAATACAGTAAATATACCGGCAGTTACCGGTGGAACAAATAATGGATGTGTTTTATATGTTGGCGGTGACGGCGACTTAAAAGTTACTACCATTGGCGGTGATGACGTTACGTTTGTAGGATTAAGCGCGGGAACTTTTATTCCAGTGCAAGTGATAAAAGTATGGTCGACTGGTACTACTGCTACTAATATTGTTGCGTTGTGGTAATAGCAATTGGCAATATAATAAGGGGCGTAAAATCCAAAATAATTATTCTTATTACTGGGTTTCTTGTAGCTGATAATGGTAGCTACATTGTTACTGACAGCGGAGATAGAATTAAAATAACTACAAGGCAAAATTAAAGAATATGGTAGATACTTTTATATATGACCTCACCACGATTGGCAGCATAGACTCTTCTAATGACTGGATTATTATAGAAGATACAAGTGCAGGAGAAACAAAAAAGGCTGCACCCGGACAACTACCAATAAGTGCTGCGGTTCAAACTGCTCTCGATGCAAAGATAGATGAAAACGCTGCAATTACGGGAGCTACTAAGACCAAGATTACCTACGATGCAAAAGGATTGGTAACGGCTGGGGCAGACTTGGCGGCAAGTGACTTACCAACTGGAATAGACGCTGTAAAGATTGGCGGTGGGTCGGTAGACAACACAGAGTTCAGTTACCTAAACGGCGTTACTTCTGCAATCCAAACGCAGTTGAATAGCAAGCAGGGGTCATTAACTTTGACCACTACTGGTACAAGCGGTGCTGCTACACTTGTTGGAAATACATTAAATATCCCTCAGTATTCTGGTGGAAGTGGAGGTGGTGTAACTTCATTAGAAGGGCTTTCAGGTGCCTTGCAATTGGTTGCTGGATCAGGCATATCTATTTCAGATAACGGTACAGATACTATTACAATTACAAACACTGGAGGTGGTGGTGGATCAGTTGCGTGGGGTAGTATCACTGGCACGCTTTCTAGCCAGACCGACTTACAGACTGCATTGAATGGTAAAGTGAGTGGCAACGCTGCAATTACTGGCGCTACTAAAACAAAAATAACATACGATTCTAAAGGGTTGGTAACGGCTGGTGCGGACCTTGCGGCTACTGATTTGCCAAGTGGCATTGACGCAACAAAAATAGCAGACGGGAGTGTTACAAATGCTGAATTTCAATATTTAGGTTCAGTTACAAGTGACATTCAAACACAATTAAACGGCAAACAAGCAACCATAACAGGAGCAGCCACAACTATTGACACCGAAGACTTGACGGCTTCAAGGGCGTTAGTTTCTGACGGTAGTGGTAAGGTTGCAGTTTCTTCAGTTACATCTACTGAGTTAGGTTATGTCAGTGGCGTTACAAGTGCAGTGCAAACGCAGTTAAATGCAAAGATTGCAACCTATGACGGGGCAACTTATGACGTCACTGCATTGGCTGCGGTAACACAGGCTGAATATGATGCGATAGGAACAAAAAGCGCAACAACATTGTATTTTATTATCTAATGAAGTTAGGCACGAATACGATTAGCACGGTTAAACTTGGCACTAATCAAGTGCAGAAAGTTTATTTAGGGACTAATGAGGTTTGGAGTAGTTTTGATGCAGATGCACAAGCATTTTTTGACCGAGTTACTACTGCTGGAGGCACATTATCCGCAACCGAAAAAACTGCAGTAAACACTTTAGTTATTCAAATGAAAACTGATGGCATTTGGACTAAAATGAAAGCCATATACCCAATGGTTGGAGCAAGTGCAGCGGCGTGTGCGCAGAACTTAAAATCGTCAAGTTTTACGGGTACATTTACAAGCGGTTGGACTTATGCAAGTACTGGGGTAACTCCAACAAGTGCGTATATGAATACGAACTATAATCCAAGTGTTAACGGTGCTTTAAATTCTGCACATTTGGCTTTATATTCACGCACAAATAACACTGGAAATTATGTTGATTTTGGTGCAAATCCAAGCGGACATTTTTTAACTTATAATTTTGGAAATTATTCTTCTTTGAATTCAAGTGATTCGCCAGTTTTTTCAAATTTATCAACATCTGATGGAATGTTCATTGGGTCTCGTACATCTTCATCTGAAGCAAGATTTTTCCATAAGGGAGGTTCTGCAATTGTTAGTTCAAGAACGTCAACATCCCAACCAAATCTTAATTTATATCTTGGGAGTTTAAATAATAATGGTTCTTCTACTTTTGGAACAAATAGAGAATATACTTTTGCATCAATAGGCGACGGATTAACTGACACCGAAGCAGGTAATTTTTATACCGCCGTTCAAGCATTTCAAACCACTTTATCAAGACAAGTATAATGATAGGCTATATTTTAACAATAGAACAAAAAGAGGCAATTCAAGGAGTATTCTTTGCTTCTGATATTTTTTTCAATTGTGTTCAAGATATCAATGATGTTTGGTTTTTGTTTTTGTCAGACCAAGATAAAGAAATTTTACCACAAGAATATTTTTACCTTTTAGACCTACCACAGGGCGAATACATACCTAAACCAACACCTAACCCATTCGATGAAGAATAAGGTAGTATCAAAAAACAATAGACCCGGATCTAATAAGGCTACCGGTAGAGACTATTCATACGACAAGAAGTACCAGTCAACAGAGGAGAGAAAGAAGTACAGGGTTGAATTAAACAAGGCCAACAGAAAAGACGGCACATATGGAAATGGTGACGGAATGGACAAGAGCCATACTAAGTCTGGCAAGTTAGTCAACGAGTCACAGTCTAAAAATAGAGCAAGAAATAGAGGTAAAAAATGAGATGGTTAATTATAACTTTACTACTGTCTGGGTGTTCGGCCAACTGGCACATGAAAAGAGTCTGCAAAAAGGACCCAATGCTATGCCAGCCGAAAAAGATAGTAGTACTAGACACAATAGTGTACACAGATACGCTAGAATTTTACGAGGAATACTTTACGGACGTACACGACACGATAGTAATTGACACTGGAAGCGTTACCGTTAAGATTATTAGAGAGCACGACATAATAAAGACTTACATCAAGCAGAGGCCAGACACAATAAGAATTACAAAGTCTGTTACAATGCCTCCGCAAATTGTTTATACTGAGTCGTGGTTTAAATGGTGGTATCTTTTGATTATATTTGCTATATTTGCACTTATAATCAAAATCAAATGAATACAATCACACAAGAAGAATTGCAGTCTCTAAGAGACTTAAACCAGTCTGTATCTAGCCTAAAGACAATGATCGCGGACTATGACATCAAAAAGCATTACGCACTAGACAAGATTTTACGTCACGCTAACGAGTTGAATTCGTTATACGCTTCAATGGAAGAGAGGTACGGAAAGATCGAGATCAATCTTGAGACTGGAGAGTATGTTAATCAGGAAGATATCAATCGGGAGTGACTATAAAAACTCCATGAACTACCTGGTGGGTCAGTCTGTCTTAAATAATACATACAAGATACACGACATTACTAGGGAGTCAAAGGGTGACGTTACCATATGGATTAAGAGTGAAGAGTCAGGCGAGATAATGCGCTGGAAAAACTTCAACTCAAACATGCCAATATCATTCGAGTACAACATAGACTTTTAATGAAATCTACTTACTACGTGCTGGTTGAACCAGTAGACGGAAAGGAGTACGCAAACCAGACCAAGGACGGGTTGATTCTTAATGTCAGCATAGAAGACTTTAAGTCAACCCAGCGCCTTGCGAGGGTAGTAGGCGTACCAGAGGCAATGAGCCTTGACGTGTTAGTTGGCGACATTATTGTTGTCCACCATAACGTGTTTAGATCAAACTACGACATGAGGGGCAGGCTAAAAAAGTCTAACTACCTGATAGAAAATAGTCTTTACTACGTAGAGCCGGAGAGGGTGTACATGATAATGCGTGACGGAGAGTGGAAGATGTTTGGAGACTACGCATTTGTTGAGCCAGTAAAAAGAAACACAGACGGATACCACAGCAACTCAGCTGCATACGTTGAGATGGTTGGAAGGGTGTCTATGATCGATGGGTCTTTTGGTAGCGTTCATGTTGGAGACTTGATAACATTCCAGAAGGAGAGCGAGTACGAGTTTAGGATTAATGAACAGAAGTACTACAGGATACCAACTAAAAACATAGTAGCCGTATTATGACAACAAAAAACACTAGAGAAGAAATTATAAAGGCCGGAGAGATAGCGGTTAAGGAACTCATTAGGGTTGCCAAAGAGGAAATACTCACAGGGGATAAGGACAACGAGCTGGCTGCTGACAGGCTGAAGAATGCTGCTGCCACAAAGAAGTTGGCAATATTTGACGCGTTTGACATCTTAAATAGGATCGAGGACGAGCGTAACGTAATAGAGTCAATGCAGGATGGCCATAAGCAGGACAAGCCAAAGGGAGGGTTTGCTGAAAAGTTTAGTAAATGAGCAGCGACTACAAGCTATACGACAAGAAGGACGCATACAGTATAGTTCCTGTATCTACGCTGAAGAAAAGAAACGATGAAAAGTCTTGGGAGTACGGGTACAACGAGGAGTATGACCTTGTTGTTATATCTAAGGATGGGACTATTGGAGACGTATACGTCATCAACTCGGTCAGAATCGCATTACCAGGCGCGCCAAAAGAAGTTGAGGACAGAGGAGACAGGTGGCATCCACAGGAGTACCCAAAAGAACTAGAAAAGGTAAAGACCATATTTGACTGGAATAGGAAGCCAAAGGAATTTCATTCCAGGTGGGTAGACTACGTGGAGAGTGAGTTCGATAGGAGAGAGTACGGGCTCTGGTTTATGAACAATAAAAAGCCTACGTACATAACTGGCACCCACTACATGTACTTGCAGTGGACCAAGATTGACGTCGGCCTTCCAGACTTTCGTGAGTCTAACAGAATTTTCTTTATATACTTTGAGGCGTGTAAGGCAGACAATAGATGCTTTGGTATGATATACCTAAAGAATCGTCGTTCTGGATTCTCGTTTATGAGCGCGTCTGAGATAGTCAACCAGGCAACTATGTCAAAGGACGCAAGGTTTGGAATACTATCCAAGACGGGAGACGACGCCAAAAAACTATTTACTGACAAGGTTGTTAATATATCAAACAACTATCCATTTTTCTTCAAGCCCATACAGGACGGTATGGACAGGCCAAAGACTGAGTTAGCCTATAGGGTGCCAGCCTCTAAGATAACAAAGAGGAGCATGGTCAAGATCGAGGACGAGGACATGGACGGCCTTAACACGACCATAGACTGGAAGAACACAGCAGACAACAGCTATGACGGAGAAAAGGTAAAACTTCTTATTCATGACGAGAGCGGAAAGTGGGTTCAGCCAAATAACATCCTAAACAACTGGCGAGTTACCAAGACGTGCCTTCGTTTGGGTAGCCGCATTATAGGAAAGTGCATGATGGGTTCCACGTCAAACGCATTAGACAAGGGAGGAGGGAACTTCAAGAAGCTGTACGAGGACTCTGATCCATCACAAAGAAATGACAACGGACAGACCAAGAGCGGACTGTACAGGCTATTCATTCCGATGGAGTGGAACTTTGAAGGATACATAGACGTTCATGGCATGCCCGTGTTTCATAAGCCAAAGTCTCCAATACGTGGAGTTGACGGCTCGATGATAAAGAACGGGGTTATTGACTACTGGGAGAACGAGGTTGCTTCATTAAAGTCTGACGCAGACGCACTAAACGAATTTTATAGGCAGTTCCCTAGAACGGAGTCTCACGCGTTCAGGGACGAGAGCAAGGCAAGTATATTCAACCTTACTAAGATATACCAGCAGATCGACTACAACGGGTCTTTAATGCAGGACCGCGTGCTTACCCGTGGGTATTTTCACTGGAAGGACGGAAAGAAGGACACAGAGGTGGTGTGGACCCCAGACAATAAGGGGAGGTTTATAGTTTCGTGGCTACCACCGGTTGGAATGAGAAACAACACGGTGAAACGTGGAGACTCATTCTATCCAGGCAATGAGCACGTAGGAAGCTTTGGGTGTGACCCGTATGACATATCTGGTGTAGTTGGGGGTGGTGGTTCTAATGGAGCACTACACGGGCTTACCAAGTTTCACATGGACGACGGACCAAGTAATAGGTTCTTCCTTGAATACATAGCAAGACCGCAGACGGCTGAGATATTTTTCGAGGACGTGCTGATGGCGTGCTTTTATTATGGGATGCCAGTTCTTGCGGAGAATAACAAGCCAAGGCTTCTGTATCACTTTAAGAATAGGGGCTATAGGGCGTTCTCTATGAACAGGCCAGACAAGCAGAAGAATAACCTGTCTAAGACAGAGAAGGAACTAGGCGGTATACCAAATACTTCGGAGGACGTAAAACAGTCGCACGCATCAGCCATAGAGACGTACATAGAGAAGTATGTTGGCATAGATCTTGACGGAGTTTACAGGTCTTCTGACGAGATGGGTTACATGTATTTCAATAGGACTTTAGAGGACTGGGCTAGATTTGACATAAATAATCGTACAAGACATGACGCATCTATCAGTAGCGGGCTAGCCATAATGGCGAACAAGAGGCACGACTTTATCTCTGAAAAGAAGCAATCAAAAATAAGTGTTAAATTTGCAACATACAACAACAAAGGTTACTCTAGCGAGATCATAAAGTAGATGGAAAAAGCACAACTTGTACCGTATAGTACGTTCCCAAACAATACAGCCACAGAGCAAGAAAAAGCGTCTATGGAGTATGGCCTACAGGTCGGACTCTCTATTCAGTACGAGTGGTTTAAAAGAACATCAAATAGCTGTAGATACTACGACCAGTGGATCGAGTATAACAGGCTAAGACTTTATGCTAGAGGAGAGCAGTCTATCGCAAAGTACAAAAAAGAGTTTGCTGTAGACGGAGACCTTTCGTATCTTAACTTAAACTGGGAGCCAGTACCAATCATACCTAAGTTTGTTGACATCGTAGTAAACGGTATATCAAACCGTATGTACGACGTTAAAGCATCTGCCCAGGACCGCCTTTCTTCTAAAAAGAGAAACGACTACCGAAGAATGGTAGAGGCTGACATGCTTGCGAAAGACTTGTTGAACCAGGTCAAGAATGACTTTGGTGTAGACGCCTTTAACGTAAACCCAGACGAGTTGCCAGAGAACAACGACGAGTTGAATCTATACATGCAGCTTAACTACAAGCCGGGTATAGAGATCGCTGAGGAGCAGGCAATTAGAACCATCCTAAATAACAACGACTACGAGGACATCAAGAAGCGTATCGACTATGACATCGCCGTTCTTGGTATTGGAATGGTTAAGCACACGTTCTGTCCTAATAGGGGCGTTAAGGTTGAGTACGTAGATCCTGCTGCTGTTGTGTATTCGTACACCGATTCTCCTACGTTTGAAGACTGTTTTTACTTTGGAGAGATAAAGCGCGTACACATATCAGAGGTTAAGAAGATGTACCCAGACATTTCTGAAGAGGACATCGAAGAGATCAGTAACTACAGCTACACGTGGTATCAGGACTATGGAGCGATACGCCCATACATAGACAGTGTATTTGAAAAAGAGATAGTAAACTTATTGTTCTTTAACTACAAGACAGACAAGAAGTTTGTATACAAGAAGAAGTTTTTGGACAATGGTGGTGAAAGAGTTATCAGAAGAGACGAGAACTTTAATCCTCCACAAGAAGAGGACGCTAAGTACGAGAGAATAGAAAAGGTTATTGACGTTTGGTACAAGGGCGTGATGGTTCTTGGTACCAACAAGTTGTTAGAGTGGGACATGATGAAGAACATGGTCCGTCCAAAGTCTGCGTCACATTCAGCGGTTCCAGAATATGTGTGTGTTGCTCCAAGAATGTACCGTGGAGTAATCGAGTCATTGGTTCGTAGAATGGTTGGATTTGCTGACTTGATTCAGTTGACCCACTTAAAGCTACAGCAGGTGATTTCTCGTATGGTTCCAGATGGTGTGTACATAGACGCTGATGGGTTGAACGAGGTGGACCTTGGTAATGGATCAAACTACAACCCGGAAGAAGCGCTTAAGTTGTACTTCCAGACCGGTAGCGTGATTGGTAGGTCTTTCACTCAAGACGGAGAGTTTAACAATGCCAGAATTCCTATCCAGGAGTTGGGTACTAGCTCTGGACAGTCTAAGATTGCCAGCTTGGTTAGTTCTTACAATCACTACCTTGGAATGATTCGTGACGTTACCGGACTAAACGAGGCAAGAGACGGATCGAGCCCAGACCCTAACGCATTAGTTGGTGTTCAAAAGCTAGCTGCGTTGAATTCAAACACGGCAACTAGACACATCTTAGAGGGTGGGTTGTTTATTACAAGAAAATTAGCAGAGGCGATCTCTTTGAGGATATCAGACATACTTGAGTACTCAGACACAAGAGAGCAGTTGATGTACCAGATTGGTGCGCACAACACAGAGATCTTGGAAGACATTAAAGACCTACACCTACATGACTTTGGTATTAAGATTGAAGTAGCTCCAGACGAAGAAGAAAAGGCGCAGATGGAGGCTAACATTCAAGTGGCTCTTTCTACAGGCCAGATTACTCTTGAGGACGCTATAGACATCAGAGAACTCAAGAACGTAAAACTTGCAAATGAGTTGCTAAAGGTCAAGAGAAAGAACAAGGAGAAGAAGGACATGGAGATGGAGCAGCAGAAAATGCAGATGCAGACAGAGTCCAACGTACAGTCTTCTCAGGCAGCTGCGCAGTCCAAGATGCAGCAGATACAGATGGAGTCTCAGGCTAAAATGGAACTAAAGAGGGCCGAGTCTGAGTTCGACATTATGAAGATGCAGAAAGAAGCCGAGATGAAGTTGATGCTTATGGACAAGGAGTTTCAGTATCAGATGGCATTGGCAGAAATAAGCGCAAACGCACAAAAGAGTATCAGTGACGTAAAAGAAAAGGCAAAAGACGAGAGGATAAACTTACAGAGTTCTAACCAGTCAAAGCTTATAGACCAGAGAAAGAAGGACTTACCTCCAATGAATTTTGAGTCTAACGAAGACAGTCTGGACGGGTTTGAATTATCCGAGTTTGAGCCTAGATAAATATTTATATTATATTTGCAAAAAATAAAATCAAATTATGAGTGAATTTAAGGTACGTGTTCTTGACGCTGAAGAAGAAAAGAGCGTCCAGGAGTTGGAGGAACAGCTTCTAGGAGGTCACGAAGAAAAATTGAGCACTGAGCAAGAAAGCCAGGCGCAAAACGAAGACAAGCAAGAAAGCCAGGAGCAGGCTCCGGTTATCGAGCTAAAAGAAGAAGACGTTCTTTCATTTATTAAGAATAGATACAACAAGGAGATTAATACATTTGAGGAGTTGCTTACTGAGCGAGAGGTTCAGGCAGAGCTACCAGAGGATGTGTCAGCCTTCTTGAAGTATAAACAAGAAACGGGCCGAGGTATTCAGGACTTTATTGCATTAAATAGAGACCTTAGTAACGAAGACCCACAAAAACTGCTACTCCAATTCTACAAGGAGACACAGCCAGAGCTAGACGACGAAGACATTGTCTTTGACATGCAGCAACGGTTCTCTTATGACGAGATGTTGGACGATGAGACCGACGTTAGACAGAAGAAGGTAGCAATGAAAAAAGAACTTGCAAAGGCTAAAGAGCACTTTGAAAAACTAAAGGAGCAGTACAAGATTCCAGTCGAGCGGGCTGGTTTCGGTGCTTCGGACGAAGAAAAAGAGCAATACGAAGCCTTTAAGAGTCAAGCCCAAAAAGCTAGAGAGCTACAACAAGAGCAGGTAAAACGTTCTGAGTTCTTTGCGCAAAAGACAAACGAATTGTTCGGAAATGAATTCAAAGGTTTTGAGTTCGACATTGAAGACAAGAGGGTTGCCTTTAAGCCTGCTGATGCAGACACGCTAAAGAAATCTCAAAGCGACGTAGGTACTTTCTTCCAGAAATTTTTGGACGAGAGTGGATACGTCAAGGACGCTGCTGCTTATCATAGGGCGATAGCTGTTGCAATGAATCCAGACTCATTCGCAAAATACTTCTACGACAAAGGAAAATCTGATGCGGTAGACGAAGTTGCGAGAGAATCAAAGAATATAGACATGAACGTAAAACGCGTTCCAGAATCTGTAAGCAAGTCAGGACTCAGGATAACAGCCTTGGACAGTGGATCTAGCGGAAAACTGATTATAAAAAGCAAAAAATAAAAAATAAAAAACAAAAAAAATGGCTGGATCTGTATCCGCGGTGCCTGGGTTTTCATTAACCCCCTCCGCATCTAAAACTGCGTTGCCTAGCAACTACATCACTAACTTCGATTTCTTGAATCAGTATCTTCCTGATACTTACGAGAAAGAATTCGAGCGTTACGGTAATCGTTCTATCGCTTCTTTCTTGAGAGCGGTTGGAGCTGAATTGCCTTCTAACTCTGACTTGATCAAATGGAACGAGCATGGTCGTTTACACACACAGTACACTGGCGTAGCTACTACTGGTGCTGTATCAAGCGGTACTCAAACTTTTGACATTGGAACTGGAACTTGCGTGTTCCGTGTAGGTCAAACTGTAATCTTGTCTTCTGCTACTGCTGCTAAGACTGTAAAGGGTATTGTTGTTGCATTGCCAGCAGCTGACACATTCACAGTTGCTTACTACAGTGCAACTTCTCCTGGTTTCACTCACACAACTTCTGACGTCGTAGCATTCGTTTACGGTTCTGAGTTCAAGAAGGGTGCAAACGGTATGGACGGTTCTTTGGAATCTCAACCAAACATCTTCAGCAACAAGCCAATCATCATCAAGGACAAGTACACTGTATCTGGTTCTGACATGGCTCAAATCGGATGGGTAGAAGTTTCTACTGAAAATGGTGCTACCGGTTACTTGTGGTACATCAAGTCTGAGCATGAGACTCGTTTGCGTTTTGAAGACTACATGGAAATGTCTATGGTAGAAGCTGAGCCAGCTGCAAGCGGTTCTGGTGCTGCTACACAAACTACTGCTACTCAGGTTGGTACTGAAGGATCTGAAGGTCTTTTCTATGTTATCGAGAACCGTGGTAACTTGTGGTCTGGTGGAAACCCATCTACTTTGGCTGACTTCGACGCTGTAATCGAGCGTTTGGACAAGCAAGGCGCTATCCAAGAGAACGCATTGTTCATTAACCGTCAATTCGGATTCGACATCGACGACATGTTGGCTACCCAAAACAGTACTGGTACTGGTGGAACTAGCTACGGTTTGTTCGATAACGACGAGAAGATGGCTTTGAACTTAGGTTTCTCTGGCTTCAAGCGTGGATACGAGTTCTACAAGACTGACTGGAAGTACTTGAACGATCCTACACTTCGTGGTGGATTATCTACTGCTGCTGGTCGCGTTAACGGTGTATTGGTTCCTGCTGGTTCTATGAACGTTTACGATCAAGTAATGGGTAAAAACGCTCGTCGTCCATTCTTGCACGTTCGTTACAGAGCTTCTGAGAATGAGGACCGTCGCTACAAGACTTGGATCGTAGGATCTGCTGGTGGTGCTTCTAACACTGACTTCGACGGAATGAATGTTCACTTCTTGTCTGAGCGTGCATTGTGCACCATGGGAGCTAACAACTTCTTCTTATTTGAAAACTAAGAGATAGTTATACCTTAAAAGAAACGGGGGTCAATGGCCTCCGTTTTTTTTGTTATATTTGCAACGTTAAATAATTACAATAAAATGAAACATAACTTAAAGGACAAGATCTACTATCTGAAGGATGGTAGTGAGCCAATCTCATTCGTGCTTCAGTCTAGAAGCGGTCGTAGAACACCATTACTTTATTTCGACGAGGAATCAGGACGTAACAGAGCGTTACGTTATGCCAGAAACCAGAAGTCTCCGTTTGAGGACGAGCAAGACGAGAATGCTATCGTAGAGCCAATTATCTTCGAGGACGGAACGCTTAAGGTTGACAAGACCAACGTTGTTCTTCAAAAGTTCTTAGAGTGTCATCCTGGACACGGAGTAATCTTTGTTGAGTTTGATCCAGACAAGGACGCAGAGCAAGACATCGAGGACTTAAACTACGAGGTAGACGCATTAATCTCTGCCAGAGAGATGGGTATCGAGAAGTGTGAGGAGATCTTGAGAGATATTATTGGCAACAGAGTGGACACGATGACATCTAAAGAAGTTCGTAGAGACATCTTGGTGTATGCCAGAACAAACCCATACGACTTCTTGACTCTAGCTGGAGACCCAAGTGTTAGAATGAAGAACAATATCACTAAGTTCTTTGAGATGAAAATGATCCAAATGAGAAATCAGGACAGAGACGTCTACTTTAACATGCCAAATAACAAGAAGAAGATGACAAGCATTCCAGAGGGAGAAGACAAGAGTACGTTCTTGTTTAACTACTTCTCTTCTGAAATGGGAGAACCTGTTTATAACAGAATGTTAAGAGAATTATAAAATCACTATCTTTGCTGAATCATGGAAAAATTTTTAAGCATCCCCGTTACTAGTGAGCAAAACCAGTTGGTTTCTGCTAACAACGTTATTTTGGTAGAGCAAGCGTCTACTACTACTGTTACTATCGCTTACGCTGGTGGAAAAGTAGTTACATTAACTCACGCAACTGCTGGTGCAGGCGTTGAAACTGAGCGTGACGCAATTCAAGCTGCTATCGTAGCTGCATTGCAGAGCCCTTGGTACAGCGTTTCTTACCAGGTAGATAACTTGCCTTTCGCTGTTAGCGGAATCGCTGTAGCGTAATCTAGTTGTTGATTTATGGAAGAGCCACCTCTTATCGGGGTGGCTTTTTTGTTGTATATTTGCGATTATGATCAACGAAGTAAGAAATGCCGTTATGTTTATCCTGAACAAGGATAATAATGGATATCTTACTCCATCCGAGTTTAACGCATTTGCGCGACTTGCTCAATTGGAGGTATTTGAGGAGTTATTCCAGAAGGTTAACAATTCATACATAAGAAGAAATAACAGAACAGCAAACAGTGGGGTCGCTGACCTTGGAAAGAAATACTCTCAGGAGCTAGACAGGTTTGTTAGCAATGTTGCGTTGTCTTTGGACTCTGGCAGTACTTTTAACATGCCTGCTGACACGTACAGCCTAGTGGACGTAGTATACAATAATAAGTCAGTGGAGAGAGTTTCTCAGCACAAGATTACAATGCTGAACGCCTCAAACATGACAGCTCCAAGTCTATATTATCCAGCATATATTGATACGGAGACCAAGATAACTTTGTATCCTACCACTATTAACACTGGGGTTAATGCTATATACTTGAGACTTCCGGCTGATCCAAAGTGGACGTATTTTACAGACCCAACTACCAACTCTCCTATATTTGATTCTAGTGCCAACGACTACCAAGACTTCGAGCTGGGCAAGGAGGACGAGGTTGATCTAGTGTTAAGAATTCTAGCAAAGGCTGGAGTAACTCTTAGAGAGAGTTCAATTATCGATGTAGTTAACATGGAAGAGGCTAAAAAAGACCAGGGAGATAAATAATGGCACAGACACCACAACAATACTATGGCTCACCTTCTAGCTGGGGTAGCGGGCAGTACGTCACTCTACAGGACGTAGTAAATAACTTTATGCTCATGTACGTGGGCTACGACAAGCTTATAGACAATGCAGACAGGTACAACGTATTGTTCCACGCGAAACGTGCGGTGCAGGAGTTGAACTATGACGCATTTAAAGAACTAAAGGTGTTGGAGACAATTGTCAATGACAACCTAAAGGTGATACTTCCTCAAGACTATGTAAACTACGTTAGAATTTCTTATGAGATCGACGGCGTTTTGTTTAAGTTGACAGAAAACCAGACCGTTAACTGGGCCACAAGATACGACCAGAATTCTAGCTATAGTTATGTTTTTGACGTAAATGGAAACTTGATTACTGAACAGTCTGAGTTAGACAAGATAAGAATTGACGGAACATTTGCACAGTATCCATTCCCCGGAATATGGTACGGAAGAGACGCGTACATGCTAGATGGTGACTGGTACTTCTTGTCAAGTTTTGGTGGACTTTACGGAGCGGACGCTTCTAAGTTGAACGGAAACCCAACATACGTAATTAATAAGGCAGAGGGCGTGATTAACTTCTCGTCTGGACTACAGGGTAAGTTAATAGTATTGGAGTACATATCTGACGGCCTAGAAAGTGAAGACCCATCTCTAATCACCGTGCACAAGTTTGCTGAAGAGTTTATCTATTCGTACATAAAGTGGTGCATGCTGAATAATAGAGTGAACGTGCAGGAATACATAGTAAGACGCGCAAGGGATGAGAAGTCTGCGCTATTAAGAAACGCAAAGATTAGACTCAGCAATATCAACCCTAGAAGACTATTGATGGCCCTTAGAGGAAAAGATAACTGGATTAAGTAATGAATAGTAGCAAAAATTTTATTAGGGGCATAATGAACAAGGACCTGGACGACAGGTTACTGCCCGACGGAATATACAGAAACGCAATAAACATAAACGTATCGTCTTCTGACGACAAAAATGCTGGTACTGTACAGAATCATCTTGGTAACACAGAGAAGATGAGTATAGACGGACTTTTGAATGCAGAAGGTTTTACGTTACAGGGGGTGAATGTATTTCCTATAGGATCTTTTACTGACACAAAGAACAACGCCATATACTGGTTTTTGACGTCTACAAACTATGACATGATTGTTAGGTATCACGAGAGTGACACCGGAACAGTCACCGGAAAGTTAGTGCTAGTAGAGACAATATCTACAGGTATTATGAACTTTGATCGCCAATATCTTATCACCGGAGTAAACTTGGTAGAGAATCTATTGTTCTTTACTGATGGCCTGAACCCACCAAGAAGAATAGACGTAACAAGAGTATATAGAGACGCAAGCATATCAGAGGACACGGTAAACGTAATTGTTAAGCCGCCATTGAACTCTCCCGTCATAGAGTTGATAGACGACACGACGGACGAGGCTAATAATCTAGAGGACAAGTTCATCAGATTTGCTTACAGATACAGATACGTAAATAATGAGGTGAGCGCATTGTCTCCATTCTCTGAGACCGCATTTGAGGCTAAGGAGTTTTCTTTTGACTACGCAACCGGTAGAAATATTTCCATGCAGAACAAGGCCAACTCTGTAAATATTACGGTAGAGTTGGGGTCTAAGGAGGTAGAGTTTGTTGACATCGTGATGAAGGACACCAGAAACTTAAACGCCATGGTTGTTACTTCTATTGACAAAAGAAACATCGACCCGGCTGCTACAACGTATCAGTACAAGTTTAAGAACAACAAGATATACACCGTGTTGCCAGATAGTCAAGTTAATAGACTGTTTGACAACGTACCATTAAAGGCAAAGGCACAAGACCTTATAGGTAGTAGGATTATATACGGAAACTATAAGCAGTTCTACGACATAAAGAAGGCTAGCGGAGAGGACATCATAATGGACTTTGAGTTGAATACTACAGAGAACTCAATAGTTCCAGGAACTCCAACGCCTACGTTTAAGTCTGGTAGAGACTACGAGGCTGGTATTGCTTACTTGGATGACTTTGGAAGAATGACGACTGTGCTAGAATCAAAGGTGCACGTCGACAATATCAACATTCCAATTACAAATGCATCAAAGAAAAACGACCTAAAATTAAAGATTTACAATAACGCTCCTGAGTTTGCTAGCAAGTACAGAGTGTTCTTAAAGCAGAACCGTGGACGCTACTACAACATAATACCTATTTCTGTGGTAAATGATGGCCTGTTTGTTTACTTGCAGATTGCCAGATACGATATAGACAAGGTAAAAGAGGGTGACTACATTTATATTAAGTCAACCCCGTCTGGAGTTAAAGAGGACTCAGACAAGTACAAGGTAATAGAGGCTGCTGTTAAACCAAAGGACTTTTTAGGAGAACAAAACTCTCAAATACAGGACGAGGGGTTCTATATAAAAATAAAGGTAACAGACCCTAGTTACTTTTCTGAAGACTCAATATATACGATAAAAGATAAAGTAAAAAATGTCAATTCAAAAAGAAAAGACACAAATATAGATGGTGGTGTATGGGCATACTATGACGTGAATAATACTTACGATATAGCAAAAAATGTATCCTCTCTAGACACTCCTATACATTATGGTGATGGAGATAATAAGTCTTTATCAATTATAAGAAAATCATCTGTATACACATTTGACACTGACAGGAGATTTATTTTAGAGATAACAGGACCAAATACTTTTTCTTGGAGAGATTACAACTCGCCATGGTATTATGGAGAGAATGTTGTAATGAATTCTGAATCTCTTCCTCCAATATATTTTGCAGGCGCAGATGGTAACTATTTAACTGCTAATATAGCTGGAAATAATATAACATTTGGTATTATATCATGGGACACGTCTTCTCCATATACTGTTGGTGATTCTTTTAGACTAAACTACAGGGGAGGTAAGTACGGAATATTTGGAACTCCAGTTCATTTTATTCACGACTCAAATGAATATTTTAGTGGAAGCTATGTTGTTCTTCCTAACATAGGCGGGTCTATTACATCAAACGATGGAGACCTTCAAATAACACCAGGAACAGTAATAGAAATACAGATTAACGATGCATTTGAACAGAAAAAGCAAAGATTTATTTCTTCTGGATCGTATGTAAATATAGAGGAGTGGTTTTTTGAAGAGAGAGTATATCAAAAATACGTTCAATACAAACCAGACGGAAATCCAGATGGATCAAAAGCTGTATTTTTTAGACGTGGAATAACAGATGTTGATCACAGGGGTAATATAGAGTTGAGGCACATGCACGACTCTAGGGGTTATGTTGTTATGTGTATAAAAGGATATGATAGCAGCTCATCAAGCAACAATCAAAAGACTATATCTGTAGATTACTCTGTTCGTGTGCCTGATAACTACACCATACTTGAGACAGAGGGGGATCCTATCGCTGACAATGTGTACTACGAGTTGCCAGGAACGTATCCAATTATAGCAAACAGAAGACACGGAAAGTTGTTGGCATCAGACCAAGACCAGGGAACATTCACGCCTGCTGTTATTACTGTAGAAGACTTTAACGCTGTATCATTCGGTAATGGAATGGAGTCTTCTATTATAGAGGATGACTGGAATGGCCCAATGTTACTATCGTCTCCAAGAGCGAGTGCATCAATTGAAGAGTACAAACAGGTAGACGCAAATAACTTCTTGACGTATAGCGGAGTATTTGACATTACTTCAGGCGTGAATTCATTGAACGAGTTTAACCTGTCTCTTTCAAATTTCAGGCAGCTACACAAGGAGTTCGGCTCTATACAAAAATTGTACGCCAGAAATGCTGACCTAGTTGTCTTCCAAGAGGATAAGGTGTCTAGAGTATTATACAGCAAGAACCTAATATCAGACTCTTCTGGTGGTGGCGTTATTACTACAAATACAGACGTGCTTGGAACGCAGCTTCCATACGACGCTGAGTACGGTATATCAAACAACCCAGAAAGCTTTGCAAAGTGGGGCACCGACGTGTACTTTACAGACCAAAAGCGTGGATCGGTTCTAAAGTTGACTGACGGTGTTGGTATAGAAGAGGTTTCTAGCCTGGGCATGAAGGCCTGGTTTAGAGACTTATTTGATGACTATCCAGACACTCAGAAGATTGGTGCATTCGATCCAAATGAGTTTGTGTACGTATTATCAAACAACGAGACTGAGGTTGTAAAGTGTATGGCTTCGGTTAGCCTAGACGATATAGACCTTAGTGGTGACGCGCTGACCAATGTGTTCTTGTTTAAGTTGTTTGCAAACAGAAACTGGACCATATCTAAAATAAACACTGGATCTGGTACCGGGTGGTTGACATTAAATCAGACATCTGGAAATGGAGACGCAGCAGTGGGTGGAACTCTTACTTCTAATATTGGAGGCGCAACAGAGAGAACAATGACACTCAG